GCGGATCGGCATCATGAAGGCGTCTCACCTCGCTATCTTCAAAAGCGCCTCGATGGCGCTTCGGTAGCCTTGTTTTTATTGTCCTAATGTTGCGCAAGCCCGGATTTCCGGGCTTTTTTGTTGCCCAAATCATCCGCTTTGCCCATATTGGCAACCGACCACTTTATGGTAGGGACTATGGTAGCCAACAAGCTCACTGACACGAAGATCAAAGCAATCAAGAAGCCTGGCATCTACGGAGACGGAGATGGCCTTTTCATCCGTATGCATGCCGGCGGATCAAAATCGTGGTTTTTTATTTACACCAGGGACGGCAAAAAACGCGAGCTAGGATTGGGCAGTCTCGCCGGTACGGCGCCGGTGTCGCTTGCCAATGCCAGGAGGAGGGCGGAAGAACTCCGCGCGATGCTGGCCGAGGGACGAGACCCGCATGCAGAACGGGTTGCCGCGAAGGCAGCTTCTGAGCATACCTTCCAAAAGGTCTCCGAGAAATTTATTGCAGAGCGCTCGGATTGGACGCCTCATACAGAGAGGGAGTGGAAACGCCATTTGCTGGAACACGCCTCTGCGCTCGCGGAAAAGGCGGTGGCCGACATCACTACCGAGGCAGTGGAAGAGACCCTTAGACCTCTGTGGGAAAAGAAGCCTGCAACCGGTCAGCGGGTGAGGGCGAAGATCGAATCGGTGCTTGACTACGCTTCGGTCAAAAAGCTGCGAACCGGCGATAATCCGGCGCGGTGGGCGGGACACCTTGAGCACCTGCTAACGAAGGCAGGCCGCGTTACGGGCGCCAACCACAAGGCTATGCCATACGCTGACGTGCCTGGCTTTCTGTCGACGCTGGGGAACAGCACTATCGAACGGCTCATGCGCTTCATTGTCCTCACGGCAGTTCGCAGCGGCGAGGGACGCCTTGCGGACTGGAGCGAGTTCGATTTGAGCGCCAAGGTGTGGACAATTCCGAAAGAGCGCACCAAAACCGGGAGAGAGCTCATCGTCCCGCTTTCCGATCAGGCTGTTGCAACATTGCCGGCACAAAGTGAGGGATTAGTCTTCGTCGAAGACAGCGAGCCCCTCCATATCATGGATATGCCCAATTGGGTGAAGGCCAACAAACCTGGAATTACGATGCACGGGTTCAGATCGGCTTTCCGCGACTTCGCCGGCGATGAAACTGACTTTCCGCGAGAGATCGCGGAAATGGCATTGGGTCATAAGGTCGGCAACGAAGTTGAACTCGCTTATCGCCGCGGCGACGCGCTCAAGAAACGTAGAGAACTGATGGAAGCCTGGTCGAACCATTGTACGAGATTGTAAACATTGAATCTTTGACAAATGCGTCAAGCGATTTATTTCACCTCAAGTAAATAATCACTATAGTTATATTTGTCAGTTTACACTAAATATAATTCTACTTGGCGGTTGTTGCTGAGTTTTCCGAGGCGCAAGCCACGATGAGAGCCCCGATCCGGCTCGACCCGCAAGGGTGATAACTGCGGCATTGGCCGTCGGCGGCGTCTCCGTGTGACGTGGCGCATAGCGTCGATCAATCTCCTGCCCGGCCATGGCGCGCCGGCCTTTCAAGAATCCACCGATTGATTGACGCCAGGATTCCGTCCTTGGCGCGGAAGAGGAGACACGTTTTGAAAGCTGACAACGACAATACCCCATCACTCGTTTCATTGAACGAGGCCTGCCGGCAGACCAGCATGAGCCGAACGATGATCAACAGGTACCGCGAAGAGGGGAGTTTCCCCGTCGCAGTCGACCTCGGCAAGCGACGGATCGCATTCGTTCGCAGCGAAGTCACTGCTTGGGTACAGGCAAAAATAGACGCCAGAATCTCCGCCTAACCCATCCCACCACATCAACCATCATGCCGACCGGCCATCGCCGGCGAGGAGGAATCATGTTCGCAATTTCGTTCCACAAGACCGCCAGTGGCTTCGAGGTCTGGGAAGTCGCGCAGGTCAACGCCAAGGACATCAAACCCGATGAAACCCGCGTGTTCGTCGCCCGAGAGGTAGACGTCGACTGGGTCGTTGAGGCGATCGAGGAACGCCTCAATAAGCCGGCGGCGCCTGTAGCTGCTTAATCACAACGGTCCACCGCCAACCACTGAGGAGACGCAATGCCTATCATCACGACAAAAGACGGCCGGAACATAAACTCTGAGCATGTCGCGCAATACACGACACTTCGAAGCGGTAGCGTAAAATTTCTGCTGTCGACCGGCGGCGAGTATATCGCCGAGCCGTACGCAGAAGACATCTCCGAGTTTTTCATCCCGGTGATCCCCGCGAACCCCGGCTTTGTGGCCGTGTTCGCAGAGCGCTGGAACGATGGTCGTTTCTACTACAGGGAGCGGTCAGTCATTGCCTGGCGCTTATGTCCTGCTGGGGCTTATCCAGTTTTTGAAGGCTATAGCGGCGATGGCGACGACTACGCCGTAATCATCGATCCGGCTGGCGGGGTCTTCGATTCTGACCACAACCTGTATTCCACGCTTGATGATTGGAAGCGCGAATACGAAGCGGAGGCAAATCAGCGCGAGTCCGCCTCTTCTGATGTCGCCTTGAGCAAGGCCGCCTGATGATGCCGGTCATCAAATCAATAGTGGCGGTCGATAGACCGCCATCTTCGCCATCCGCCGGAAGGACGATCGCACGATTCGCTGTGCAGTTAGGCGACATCAGGATCAACGGGCTGATGCTGCGGGAATACCCCGATGGAACCCGACGAACAATATCGGGCAATATTGGCGGTCACCATGCAGTGACTTTCCGACCGGAAATGGCAGCCAAGATTACCGCCGCAGCTTCGATTGCACTTCAAGGAGGCCAGATTGCCCAAAATTCCAGCCGTCAAACTTCCTGAGCCCAATGCGTCTTTCGACGAGCCGGCGATTCGTGAGCACGTTGCAATGATCCACGGTCTTGCCGCCGGCATTGATGGTTTGCTCGTCGTTGCAGCCTACTACGCCGACCCGCTCGGCAACAGTGACGTGCCAGGCGCCGTCAGCCACCATCGCGTCGGCGATATAGATGGCATGGTTGAGGCCATCATGGCGCACGCGTCGACGCCCAACGCGAATGTCTTCACCGGCCTGCAGGTGATGCGCAAGGGCTTAAGCCGGGGCTCGCGCGGCACTGCAAATGACATTGTCGCTGTCCTCGGTCTCGTCGTTGACCTTGATGCCGACACAGGCAGGGCCGGGGACATGCCGATTGAACCCAACCTTGTTCTCGAGACATCGCCGGGCAATTTCCAGCCATTTATTCTGTTCGATCGCGCGCTCGCTCCTGCCGAAGCAAAGCCACTGGCGGCGTCACTCAAGCGCGCGACCGGCAGTGATCATGGAACCGCCGACATCTGTCACATTTGGCGCGTGCCGGGCACCAGGAACTGGCCTAATCGCAAGAAGATCGAGCGTGGCCGGTCGGGGCAACCCGTCGCAGTTGTCATCGACCTTCCGTGGGACGGTTCGTGCACACCGGTCGGTGACATTGAGGCTGCACTCGCTGGCTGGCCGGAACCGATCGCCGATGGCCGCGCCTTCGAATTGGGCGAGGCGGTGCAGATCGACAATCTCACGCTGTCCGAAACAGCTGCGGCCATGTTGGGTGCGGACGATGTTGGCGATCGATCGGCTCATGCAGCTCGCGTAGTCGAGCAGCTCGCGTTCGAGGGTTTGACTGCAGAACAGGCTTTCGCTGTGTTCTCCTCTGCTGGAGGTGACTGGTTCAGGCGTTATGACGTCAAGGATGCCCGATCTGATTTCGAGCGGTCCTGGCGAAAGTTTGGATTGCCGCACGTTGAGGCAAGGGAGGCAGGATCCGAGATCGCCGCGGCTTTCGTCGCGCGACACTCCGCCAAGGAATCCCCTGTCGCGGCGAACGACAACGTGCCGCCGCACATCGCCCCCACGCGCATTCCTGTGCCTCCGGAAATGCACCCTGATCCGTTTACGCCAGAGGCGGCTGGTGGCCTGCTATCCGATGTGGCGAGGTGGATCACGAAGACGGCCATTATACCGGTGAGTGAGTTATCGCTTACGTCAGCGCTAGCGCTGCTCGGCGGCATGTTCGGGGATCGTGCACTGGGGCCGACGCGAAGCGGTCTGAACCTATTCCTGACAACCGTGATGGGAGTAGCGAGCGGCAAGGGCCACGCGCCGAAATCGATCATCTCCCTGGCATCGAGCGCGGGCAAGCCTGGCGCGGTCACGAACGGGGATCCGACCAGCTATGCTGCGATCGAACGCATGCTGCGCAAAAACAAGTCGACGGTCGTGGTCATGGACGAATTCGGCGTGACGCTCCAAAGCATCAACTCGAAACGCACAGACGCCGCGGCAGCCTCAATCCGTAAGTTCTTGCTGGCGATCTACGACCAAGCCGATTCCACCTTTCACGGCCGGCAGTACGCCTCAGGCGAGACAAAGAAGGACGACAGCCCTATCGAAGGCCCGGCACTGACCGTCCTGGGAATGACGACGCCCGGCACGTTCTATGCCGGGCTTTCCGACGCATCTCTCAATGATGGGTTTCTCAGCCGCTTCGTGTTCATTGAGGGTACCGGCCCGAGCGAGGTAATCCCGCCGTCACTCAACCGCAAATCCGAGATGCCAAGCGCGCTCGTCGCATCATTGAAGGAGGCGTCCGCAGCGTTTCCAACGCCAACCGGCTTCATGGCGAAGAAGTTCATGATCCCTTTTGACGGCGGGGAGGGTGGTGATGCCTATCGGCTCTGGTCTGACGTGTTCCGGTGGCAGCACAATGGCGCCTGGGATGAACGGCAGCATCACATAAACGGGCGCGCCGCCGAAAACACAGTACGGCTTGCAACCATCAGGGCAGTCAGTCGCAACCCGGCTGACCCGGTGGTGACGGTGGATGACGTCGCATGGGGTTGGGCCATCATCTATCGCTCAGTCCAGATCGTCACCGAAGGCGTAGACCGACATATGTCTGGATCCGCCGGCGAGGCGCTGCGGAAGGCGATCGTTCGCGCGTTGGAAGGTGCAAAGGAGCAGACGTTGCCCTGGAGTTTCCTTCTCCAGCGTGAAGGGGTGAGCGCCGCTGAGGCGGATGACGTATCGAAGGCACTTCAGTGGCTGATAGATACCGAGAGGGTTGTCAGCCTTTCCAAGCAGGCAAAGCCAGGCGCCAGGGGGCGCTTCCAACTTGTGGCGGCGTAACAACTTTGGCCCCAACTTGTGACGAGGTGAGTGGCGAACTTGTGAAGTTTGGAAGAACTTTGAATGGGTTCACAACAAAGAGGCAAGGGGAAAGATTAATGAAAACAAATGGGTATATAATAGTTATAACTATTTTCTTCTTACTTGTGAACTTGTGACGACTCCTCTTCTCCCTGTCTTTTCGTCCATTCCTACTGTCTGCCTAGTAGGTTTAACAAGTTCACAACTTTCAAAAACGAAAGGAGGAACCACGCATGAGCCCACGCATTAGATCTGCCGAGGAGTCCGCGCGCGGCGATAGGGAGGCTACCAAGACGGCGGCCTACACAGCGGTGGCGGACAGCACCGCGCCACGCGATCCCCATCGGCGAGCCGAGCATTATCGGGGACACCTGATCGATGCCCACAGGACCATCGAGACCCTGCAGAACCGCATCAAAGATGTCGAGGCCGAGCGCGAAGCGGTGAAACGCGACCGGGAATACAAGTTGTCTCTCTGCGTCACCAGGACAGCAGCCGAAGAAGCAAGGCGCCTGGCTGCGGCAGGCATGCGTGAGCGAGCTGCGACGCTCATGGAAGGCGAGCACGGTGAGCCAACCGAGCGCAGCGAAGCAATCCGCGCAATTCCCGACATCAAGCCGAAATGGAGTTGAAACACATGATAGGAGCAAGAATGGCGACGAGCATTGTCCATGGTGGCGCAAAACCGGAACACACGGATATAGAGCGCGCCGAGGCTCGGAAGACAGCGAGATCAGCAACTAGGCTTGCGGAGAAGGCCATGCGTCCGCAACGGAAGCGCATTGAGGCGCGTCAAGCGATCGGCGATCCCACGTGCGCCGCGAACGACAGCGAAGCCTTCCCACTGATGACGGTTCTTCGCCGGGATGAACTTTCCCGATATGCCGAGCTGGTGTTGGCATATAGGGGCCTGGTGGCCTTGGCTGAAGCAGAACCGCTCAAGGGCCTGGATTATGGCTCCGGCAAAGATCTGCCTTTGGTGACCAGAAGCACACTTCGCGATGGCGTTGAGGAAATTGACGAAGCAGCGGGTGTGGAATGGGTGGATGGCGCCGTGCCCGGCGGCGAAATCGTCTATCGGTCCGAAATCAAGCGGAGCAAGGCGGCGCAGCCGCTGCCGCCAAAGCGGTCTGTTCCAACCAATCCCGAGACAGGGCAGGGCGTTCGAACGGCTGGCTTCCATGTCAAATTCACGGATGCGACATTGATCGAGCACATCGACGCGAAACCCGTGCTTGCTGCATTGCGCGGTGCGCTCGGCCCGCTGCTCGACCCGTTCGAGGATGCGGTGCTTGGTGGCCGCACATTTTCGCAGATCGGCCGCGGCGACAAGTTCGAAACGAAGCCGGATATCGCCGGCAAGGCACTTGTCTTCAGAGGGCTCGCTGCTGTGGACGGAGCGTGGGAAGAGATACGCATTCGGCAAGCCAGGTTCGATGCCATGGCTCGCTCAGTGGCATAGTGGGTACCGTCAATGCCCCCGAAGTTGGCGATGGTTGAAGAGGCGGCTACGAAAGTGGCCGCCCAGCTTTCGGCGCCGATACCATACAAGGCGACCGGCCCGGCTCCCGCCGGGTAACTATCCCCAATCCCTGGCGCTATTCTCCTCCTCTGGCGACGGGCGATCGTGCGGCCGCTCCACTGCTATCGCGGTGTTGAGCGGCCGCTTTTGCTTTCTCCGCAAGGAAATCACCCATGTTCACGAAGATCATCGCCTGGCTCAAGAGCCAGTTCACCAAAGGGAAATCCGAAATGACCGAAGTTGTTCAGGCCGTAGAGACGGCTGTTGAGGCCATTGTTCCTGCTGTCGAGCAGGTGGTCGCACCCGCGCCTGCCGTCGTCGATGCATTCGAAGACGCAGCTGCCAAGATCAAGGCCGTCTATGACAAGCTCGGCATCGACGTCCATGCATGGGATCAGGTGAAGGCGCTCGCCAAGGCGCTGTGACCGACCGCCGTAGCGAAGAGGCGGCGCAGTATCGTCGCCTCTATAATGGTAAGCGCTGGAAGGCGCTGCGAGCATGGCAGCTTGCGCGTGAGCCGCTCTGCCGCTTCTGCCTGATCACTGAAGAAGTGACTGAGGCAACGGTCGTTGACCACATTCGCAAGCACAACGGTCAACTGGACCTGTTCTATGCGGTCGATAACCTGCAGTCATTGTGCAAGCATCACCATGACAGCGCCAAGCAGATGATCGATCACGGTCACAAGGTGGTGACTTACGGGGTCGATGGATACCCGATCGAGTTAAACTAATGCTCGAAAATAATCGAATAAATCTTTGATTTTTCAACATTTACCTGTTGACATGATGCGCCCCAATGTGGTATCATCGAAGGTTGACCGGAGGGGTGGGTCAAATCTTCGGTAGGGTGCTAACGATGTACCGGCGGCCCCCCACAACAATAACGCTAACACAGATTTTCCTATGAGGATGAGCCGATGGCGAAGCGCAAGGCGCGCATTGACAGCGCGGCGGAAGCCGTGCGCGTCATGGCCAAGGCTGCCACCGAGATAGAACCGCCGAGCAACGTTCCGCTCGATGCAGAAGACATTCCGTTCTTTCAAAACGTGATCGCCGAATACGCGCGGTCGGAGTGGTCGGCCCATCAGCTAGAGCTTGCGGCAATGCTGGCCCGCACGATGGCCGACCTCACACGAGAGCAGCGACTCCTGCGCGAAGAAGGCGGCGTGGCTTATTCAGAAAAAGGCACGCCCGTTGCCAACCCACGAAAAAGCATCGTCCAGATGCACGCGGGATCAATTCTGTCATTCCGCCGATCGCTGTCGCTCCACGCGCGTGCGCAAGCGGGCGAGGCGAGGGACGTCGCGAAGCGTCGTGAGGCTGCCAAGGATATCGAGGGCGACAATCCTCTAGAGGACGATCTCCTGGCGCGGCCGGGCTAGCATCGGAAGCGCATGGCCAAGAAGCAGCTGACCCGCGGGGAGCGGGTGATTGCATTTATTCAGCGATACTGCCTAGTCCCAGAAGGGACGCTTCTCGGCAAGCCGGTGCGCCTGCTGCCATTCCAGCAAAAGTTCATCCTTGATGTCTACGACAATCCGGCCGGCACGTCGCGCGCCTATCTGTCGATCGCACGCAAGAACGGCAAGACCGGCCTGATTGCCTGCCTCTTGCTGGCTCACATTGTCGGCCCCGAGGCATATCAGAACGGCCGTATAGTTTCAGGCGCACGGTCTCGCAAGCAGGCAGCCGAGGTGTTCAACTACGCCTCGAAGATGGCGCTTATGTCGCCAGAGCTAAAGCGGCTCGTGCGCATCGTGCCTTCGTCCAAAATGATTATTGGACTGGCCAAGAACGTTGAATACCAGGCGAGTTCGGCCGAGGCGAAGAGCGCGCACGGCGGCTCGCCCATTCTCGCCATTCTGGACGAGGTCGGCCAGATCAAGGGGCCGACGGACGATTTCGTCGAGGCAATAGAAACATCGCAGGGCGCCTATGAGGGCAAGGCGATGCTCTTTGCTATCTCGACGCAGGCTGCCACCGACAACGATTTGTTTTCGCGCTGGATCGACGACGCCGAGACGTCGAAGGATCCGCGTATTGTCAGCCACATCTACACGGCACCGGCTGACTGTGAGCTCGACGATCGTGCCGCATGGGCAGCAGCAAATCCGGCGCTCGGCGTGTTTCGCTCGATCAAGGACGTTGAGGACTTCTCGCTCCTCGCCAGCCGCATGCCAACCAAGGAATCCAGTTTTCGCTGGCTCTTCCTGAATCAGCGCATCGATGCATCGGCGCCATTCGTGTCGCCGGCTGTCTGGCGCGCATGTGACGGGGCGGTGGTTGAGACGTTCGAAGGCCTGCCGGTTTTTGGCGGGCTCGACCTTTCAGAAGTGTCTGACTTGACGTCTCTGGTGCTCATGGCGCCGAAGGACGGCATATGGCACGTGAAGCCCACGTTCTGGCTGCCTGGCGATGCATTGCGCGAGAAGGCTAAGGCCGACCGCGTGCCCTACGATGTCTGGCACGACAACGGGTCGCTGGAAACGACGCCAGGACCGACGGTCGACTACGAGTTCGTTGCGGCTCATCTGCGCGGCCTGTTCGATAAGCTCGATATCCGCAAGATCGCTTTCGATCGCTGGAATTGGCGGCACTTGAAGCCATGGCTTCAGAATGTCGGGTTCACTGACGAGCAATTGGACGGCGATGCAGCTGTTTTTGAACCGTTCGGGCAGGGCTACGCTTCGATGTCGCCAGCCTTGCGAGATCTTGAGAGCATCCTGCTCAACAAGAAGCTGGCTCACGGCGGCCATCCTGTCCTGACCATGTGCATGATGAATGCGACGGTGCGGCCTGATCCGTCGGGCAATCGCAAACTCGACAAGCAACGGTCACGCGGCCGTATCGATGGCGCCGTTGCGCTCTCTATGGCGACGGCGATGGCTGGCACCTACGAGGGTGCAAACGAAGAGACTTCTTTCTGGGAAGTCCTAGACCCGGCGACGGACTACTCCGCGCCACCGGCGCAGCAAGCCGCATAGCCCATCGGGCAATACAAAAAAACAAGGAATGCCCATGGGTATCATCGATAGGCTGCTCGGCCGGAAGGACGAGCAGAAGTCTGTTACGTTTGACCCCGTTTGGTTCGATTTCTTCGGCTCGCGCGTCTCAAAGGCGGGTGTTCCCGTAAATTGGGAGCGCGCTCTCGACGTTTCTACCGTGTTTGCCTGCATTCGCGTGATTGCGGAAGGCGTTGCGCAGGTTCCTCTGCGGGTTATGCGCGAGTTGCCAGATGGCAAGGGTAGCGTTCCGGCGACGGATCACCCGCTCTACAAGGTGCTGAACAGCAAGCCGAACCGCTGGCAGACGTCTTTCGCTATGCGAGAGACGATGATTTTTCATCTAGCGCTGACTGGCAACGCGTTTTTCTACAAGAATATCGTCCGTAATCAGGTCAAGGAACTCATTCCAATCGACCCTGGCTGCGTGACCATCACGCGCAACAACGACTATTCGCTCGCATATACAGTGACCGGCATTAACGGGCAGTCGATGGACTTCCCGCAATCGCTGATCTGGCATATCCGCGGCCCGTCATGGGACACCTGGCGCGGCATGGACGCGGTCCACCGTGCTCGTGAAGCAATCGGGCTCACGATCGCGACAGAAAACACGCAAGCCGAGATGCACGCCAATGGCATGCAGACTTCGGGTGTGTATTCGACAGACGCGAAGATCGATCCAGAGAAATACAAGCAGATTCAGGCTTGGATTGCGGCGCAGATCGGCGGTTCGAACCGTCACAAGCCGTTTGTGATCGATTCCGGCTTCAAATGGACGCCTCAGTCCATGACCGGCGTCGACGCGCAGCACCTCGAGACGCGAAAATTCCAGATAGAGGAAATTTGCAGGTCACTACGCGTTTTGCCGCCCATGGTTGGGCATTCCGGCCAAGCGATGACGTTTGCTAGCGCCGAGCAGATATTCCTGGCGCACGTCGTTCATACGCTGATGCCGTGGGTGGTTCGTATCGAGCAATCTGCCGACAACGATCTGCTCGATGGCGACGAGGATGCTGAGTTTTTCGCAAAATTCTCGATGAATTCTCTGCTCCGAGGCGCAGCTGCTGACCGCGCAAACTTCTATTCCAAGGCGCTCGGCGCCGGCGGCTCGCCAGCATGGATGACGCAGGATGAGGTTCGCGCCGAAGAAGACCTGAACGCCGAGGGTGGCGAGGCCAGCAAGTTGCCGAAACCGACCAATGTTGCGGGCGCAAAGCCTCCTACGCCGCCACCAGACGGCAAGCAGGACCAAAATACATGACGAAAAAGACAGATCTTGGTGCCATTGAGCGCCTTGGGTTCGTGCTCGGCGAAGTGAAGCTGAATGCGATCAGTGGCGACGATGGCGACATGACATTCTCAGGGTACGGCGCCGTCTTTGGCAACGCCGACTCGTATGACGATGTCATTTTGAAAGGCGCCTTCAAGGATACGCTGGCCAAGGCGAAGAATTCCGGCGTTTGGCCGGCAATGCTGTCTCAACATGGCAGTTTTGGCACGGAAATGACGCCGATCGGCGTCTGGACAGAGATGCGCGAGGACGATGTCGGCCTTTACGTTGAAGGCAAGCTGGCGCCTACTGAACGTGGTAAAGAGGCCTATCAGCTGCTCAAAATGACGCCGAGACCGGCGATTGGTGGTCTTTCTATCGGCTTTAAGGCGGTCGATTGGTCCATGCGGTCGGCTCCTGACGAGCCGCGGCGCACGTTGAAGGCTGTTGATCTCGTCGAGGTTTCGCTCGTGACGTTTCCGGCCAACCCGAAATCACGTGTTACCAGCGTGAAATCAGAATTCAACCCGCGAGAAATCGAGGATAGCCTGCGCGAAGCCGGCTTGTCGCGGGCAGACAGCGTGAAAGCTGTTGCGGTCCTCAAAAGCGTGCTGCTTCGCGACGAAGCAGAGCAGGACACGACTCCTCGTGATGAGGATGAAGTGGCCAAGAAGAGCGACGCCGAGCTTAACCAGCTGGCGGAGCGCATCAAAGCGCTGACCGCGTAGCCGTTCGGCTGCTTGCGGCACGCTCTCACCACACCACCACATCACTGGAGACTATCATGACGGAAAAAACTGCCGTTGAGCAGGTCATGTCGGCCTTTGAAGAATTCAAGGCCGCAAACGACAATCGCCTCAAGGAAATCGAGAAGAAGGGCGTTGCTGACGTGGTTCTGACCGAGAAGGTCGACCGCATCAACACGGCCATGGACAAGTTCGAGGAAGCCAACAAGAAGGCCACCGCCGAACTCCTCGAGACCAAGAAGGCGCTCGATGACGAAAAGAAGCACGTCGACGACCTGGAAGAGAAGCTCAACCGCCTGTCGCTCGCCGGCTCTGCTGATCCGGCCAAGCGCGCGGAAGAGCTGAAGTCCAAGGTCAACCTCTGGGCTCGTGCCGTCGTCAACGCGCACACCATCGGCATCCCGAACCTTCCTGCCGACCAGCAGAAGGCCCTCGCTGACGTTGCCGCGGAAATCAAGGCGCTGTCGCTCGGCAATGACACGACTGGCGGCTACCTGGCTCCTCCGGAATATGTCCGCGAAATCATCAAGACCGTGACGGAAATCTCTCCGGCCCGCGCTCTTGCCCGCGTTCGCTCGACGGCAGCCAAGTCCATCCAGCTTCCGAAGCGCACCGGCCAGTTTGCCGCGCAGTGGGTCGCTGAGCAGGGCAACAAGTCCGAAACCGACGGCCTGCGCTACGGCCTGTGGGAAATCCCGACCCACGAGCTCTTCGCGCTGATCGATATCTCGAACCAGAACCTCGAAGACTCCGCATTCGACCTCGGAGCGGAGATTTCGTCTGAGGCCACCGAGCAGTTCGAAGTTTCCGAAGGTGCCGCATTCGTTTCGGGCAACGGTGTCGGTAAGCCAGAAGGCTTCCTCGTCGCTGCCAACGTTGGCGGCGCTAATTCAGGTTCGGCGGCAACGATCGCCGACGCTGATGGCCAGGCAGACGGCCTGCTCAAGCTGAAGTACAGCCTGAAGACGGCCTACACGCGCAACGCTTCGTGGGCGCTGAACCGCACTACGCTCGGTTCCGTTCGCCGCTTGAAGGATGGCCAGAAAAACTACATCTGGATGCCCGGCATTGCCCTCGGCCGCCCGAATACCATTGACGGCGACCCCTACGTCGAGGTTCCGGATATGCCGAACGAAGGTGCCGGCACCACGCCGGTTGCATATGGCGACTTCAACAAGGCTTACACACTGGTTGACCGCATCGCCATGGAAATGCTCCGCGATCCCTACACGCAGGCAACGAGCGGCAACATCCGCTTCATCTTCCGCCGCCGTCTCGGTGGTCAGGTAGTCCTGCCGGAAGCGATCAAGAAGCTGACCTGCTCGGTCTAAGCCAACAGCGGGCGGCCTTGTGCCGCCCATTTCCAGCTTGAAAAGGAGATAGCCTGATGGCTTCCAGAGATATTCATAACAAGCTGCATTTCGTGCCGCTTATCCCGCCGGTCGCCGCGCGCACCGACAACACTGCAATCGTTTCCTCGATCATCGACACGGCAGGCTTTGAGTCTATCGAGTTCGTCCTGGTCACCGGCACCAATACCGACACCAACGCCACGTTCGCCGTGACGGTGGACGAAGGTGATGCCTCGGATCTGACCGGCTCCAATGCCGTTGCTGCAAATCAGCTGATCGGCACGACCACGCTCGCTGGCTTCACCTTCGCCGATGACAACGAATGCCGAAAGATCGGCTACGTTGGCGGCAAGCGCTACGTTCGCCTGACCGTCACGCCGTCTGGCAACGATTCCGGCAACATCTTCGTGGCTGGCGTCGCCGTTCTCGGCAATGCCCGCAGCGCGCCGACGGCTAACCCGCCGCAATGATGCATCGAGTTGTGAAGCCGTTCCCTTGTTCGTGGGATGGCTTCACGCTCGTTGACCTGAATGAGGGCGACGAGCGTGATTTCGGCGGTTTGGCCGACGGTCTTGTTGCCGAAGGCTGGATTGAGCCCATTGAGGTGGCGACTACCGGCGATGGCGACGGCGAGCAGACGGTTATCGACCTGCCAACCATCAAAGTGCGTCCTCAGAGGAAATAGCTATGAATTTGCGCCTTGTGACGCCGGCGACGGACACGATTGTATCGCTGGACGAAGCCAAGGCGCATCTACGCGTCTTCCACGATGACGACGACAGCTACATCGAGGCATTGGCCGCCGCGGCACAGGATTGGCTGACAGGCGAGAACAACTGGCTTGGCCGCAGCGTGGTAGAGCAGGGCTGGGAACTGACGCTAGATCGGTTTCCATGGCATGGATATTGCGAGCCGTGGCCGCACATGCGTCGACACGGCGACTACCATCCCAATGCGCTGCACTTGCCAAAGCCACCCCTTAAAGAGGTGACAGGGCTATTTTACACGCCGGCGAATGGCGGCGCAGAGGTCGAAATCACCGATTTCCGCACCATCGGCACTGCTGACACCAACGGTGCATATCTCTTGCCTGCCAAAAAGCAGCCATGGCCGATGACTGATTGCGAGCCTGGATCCGTGCGCGTCGAATTCACGGCGGGCTATGCTGATCTGCCGCCTTCAATAAAGCATGCCGCGCTCCTGATGATCGGCCATTGGTACGAGAATCGTGAAGCCGCAACCACAGACATGAAGGGGCTGGCCAACTTGCCGTTGGCAGTTGACGCGCTTCTGGCGCCCTACAGAAGCTGGCCGCACTGACGGCAGAAGGATAATTCATGACCGACATAGTCATTACAAACACGGCTGTCGTGCCGAGCACCAACGCCGTTATCGACCAGGGCTTCGCCGGCGAGACGATCGCGGCCGGTAAGGTGGTGTTTCTGAACACCACGACCAATCGCTGGATGCTCACCGACAACAACGGCACCGGCACGCGCTCGGCCAAGGGCATCGCGCTCAACGGCGCCTCTGCCGGCCAGCCTGTCACCGTTCAGAAGGGCGGCGACATCAATCTCGGCGCCGTCCTGACGGCAGGCGTCGCATATTACGCATCTGGAACGCCGGGCGGCATTTGTCCCGTAGCGGACCTTGTGACCGGCATGGATCCGATCCTGATTGGCGTCGCCAAGTCGACTTCGATACTGACGATCTCGATTCAGGATCCAGGCGTCACTCTCTAGTGTGGGTTAAATTCCTGCAGGAATTCTGCTGGGTCGCCACGCCGGCTACGAACATCGTGTTCAAGCCAGACGGCGGCCCGCTCAAGGACGGTCGCCACTCGGTGACAAGGCGATGCGCCGAGGCGGCGGGCGATAAGGCCGTGCCGTGCGCGCGGCCCGCTGAACTGAAGCCTACGCCGATAGGGAGGCGCTGATGGTCGTGACCAAACCCGGCGCCGGCCGGATGCGCGAGAAACTGCTGTTTCAGGTGCGCTCCACCGAGGACGATGGCTACGGCAATCCGCAGTCTGGCGACTGGGCGACGGTTTTTGCATCAGCGGCCGAGATCATCCCGCTCAAAGGCGGCGAGCCAGTGCTTGCGGCCCGCCTGACGGGCGTTCAGCCGTATATCATCCGCATTCGCAGCAGCGCCGCGGCGAGGGGCATGACAACAGCCTGGCGGGCGATCGATGCCCGCAATCAGAACCAGATTTTCAATATTCGGTCAGTAGCGAACACCGATCAGAAGAACGCGTGGCTCGATATCATGGCGGAAGATGGGGTGGCTACCTGATGGCGCTCAAAGCAACCGTTGTCGGCCGTGCGGCGCTGATGGAAAAGCTTAATGCGGTCGCGCCGGCCGCCACGAAATACGCGAACGAAGTGAAGTTGCAGATCGCCGAAGAAGCGGCCGAGAAGATGCGGGCCGCCGCACCTCGAGGCGCAACCCTGGAATACGCGGAGAGCATTGAGGGCGACTTTCTGAAGGCTCATGCGGGCGCGAAACAGGTCGGTGTCAGCCAGACGAAAGACCCTGACGCTGCCGGCATTTTCGCATCGTTCATTTGGCGCTTCTTGGAGTTCGGCACTGCGCCGCACAACACCGCCAAGGGCGGTGGGACCGCGCTAGGCAAGGCAACGCATGCCGGTGGCGAGGGCTTTCAACATCCCGGCACCAAGGCGCAACCGCACATCTTTACCACCTGGCGAGCCATGCGCAAAAGCGCAAAACAACGAATTCAAGCGGCCGTCCGCAAGGGCGCGCGCGAAGCGATGAAGAAATAGCCCATGGCCAGCGCAGATCTTGAATTGCAAGGCGCGATGCTCGCTGCCCTGAAGGCTGACGCGACTCTTTCATCTTTGGTTGCTGGGCGCATCTATGACCAGCCGCCAGAACCAGTGACGTACCCATACGTCACGATCGGCGAGGCTCAATTTGTCCGCGATGACGCGACCTGCATATCCGGCGGTCAGGTTTTTCTGACACTTCATGCTTGGTCGCGCGCAGTAGGCTTTCCGGAAGTGAAGCGGATTGCCGATGCAGTTGTCGAATGCCTTCATTTGGCGGCGCTGGCGCTGCCTACGAACAGACTGATTTCCATAAATCACCGTCAGAATCGCGTCTTTCGCGATGACGATGGTCTGACATCGCACGCGGTCATAGAGCTCGTTGCGTACGTCGAAAAGCCGATTAGCTGACCAAGCCGCGGCTCCCACCACATCACCATCTGGAGACATCAATGGCAGCAAATGGCCAGCAGAGCGGGCGTCAGCTCCTCATCAAGATCGGCGACGGCGGTTCGCCCGAGAATTTCAACAACCTTTGTGGGTTGACGACCACGACATTCAACATGTCGGCAAATGATGTCGATACCACCATCCCTGACTGCCTCAATCCTGGCAACACGCCACAGAAGACGTCGGACCTCGGCATTCTGAACCGCACGTTTACCGGACAGGGCAAGTTTGTGAAATCGGCGAACTCGACCGCATTCCTGAACCACGTCATGAACGGCGAGCAGTTCAATGCGCAGGTTATCGTCCCCGGCCTCGGCACGTTCGCCGGCCTTTGGGGTGTGACTTCGTTCGAATTCGGCGGCGAAATGGAAGGCACGATGACCTTCAACGGCACTTGGACTGCCGGCGGCCCGCTTACATTCACTCCGGAGGCGTAATTTATGTCGCAAGAAGTCAACGGAGCGCGTGGCGAAGTCGCGCTCCGCGCCGGCGGCCAGGATCTTGTGATTGCCGCCACTATGAAGGGACTTTCGGCCGTTTCGACGCAGCTGCAGTGCAAGTCGCTCGCCGACCTGTTCGTGCGGCTTACTGGCACTGAGGTGGCGGCGACCGAGGCTGCGATCGCGCATCTAACCGTGCGCGGTGACGCAGTAGCGGCTTTGGCAAAGCTCAAGCTGAAGGACTTCAAGGCCTGCTCAGAGGCATTCGCTGCTGCTCTCGCGCATCACTTCGATGGTGATGAGGGAAACGCCGAGGCCGCCGACCAGGCGGCGAAGTAGATACGGCACCGTTTCCGTGGCGACGCTGGATGCGAACCGCATTCGGTGCCCTCGGATGGAAGCCGCAAGACTTCTGGAACTGCACGCTGACGGAATATTTCGAGGCGATAGAAGGCTTCAATGAGGCCAACGGCGCAGGAGAGAAGTCTGGGGCGCCGACGGACGAAGAGCTTGAGGCGCTGGTGGCGAAGTATGGTTAGTTTGATGCGCAGTTATCTATGCGTAGCGATAGCAGGCCGTCAGAATCGAGCGTCCGCGGCTTACCGCCCTCGTTGCGCCACTTCTTCTCTTCCTTAAATGTAGCGCACTCTTGCTGGTCGGCTAAAGTCGCCTGTTGTTGCGCTACGTTTCGCTGCGCCTGCCAATCCAATGCTGCCGATGTCGCATACCATCCGCCACTAGCGATAACAACGCCACACGCGCACGCGACAAGCGCCTTCAACCAACCGTCCATACCAGCACCTACGAGCCCGCCACCACGCGGGCTTTTCCATTTTAGGATGAATTTATATGGCTGATCAAGATGACCTGATTATTTCGATCAGCACCGACCTGACTTCTGTGAAGCGCCAGCTTAACAAGCTGGTAGGCGATGTTGGCTCGGCTTCAGATCAGATTTCCCGCAAGTTCAGCACTACAGGTCAGGGAATCGATAAGTCGATGACGACCGCGCTACAGGCGCGCATCAACGACGTAGTCGGGATCGGCCAGCAAGGCGTCAAGGAATGGAACGGCGCGCTTGCCGACCAAGGTAAGCAGCTGGAGCAGCTGCGCGCGAAATACAATCCGCTCTATGCGGCGATTACGCAGTACAAGGCCGCTGTCGCCGAGATCAAGACGGCCAATGGCATAGGCGCCATTTCTGCCGATGAGATGACCACGGCCATCCAGAGGCAGCGGCAGGCCGCCCTTGCTAGCATTGACGCTATCAAGAAGCGCAACGCCGCAGTAGTCGACACGCCAGCGGCGAAAGCGGGTAGCAACCATTTCCAGACGGCGAATATTGCCGCGCAGTTTCAGGATATCGCGGTGCAGTCCGCGCTCGGACAAAGCCCGCTGCAAATTGCACTTGAGCAAGGCACGCAGCTTTCCTCTGCCTTCGGTGAATCTGGCGCCGCCGGCGCAGTCAAGGCGCTCGGTGCCGGATTCCTGTCGCTTGTCAGTCCGGTTTCGCTGGTCACCATTGGTCTAGTTGCCGGCACTGCCGCGCTGATCGAGTACGTTTCCAACAGTAAGAGCAAGATTCCGGATGTCGACGACATTCTGAAGGCCCATCAAGCCAATATTGAAAAGCTCGGGCCGGCCTACAAAGAGGTGCTCGACCAGCAGCAGAAGTACGTGCGCGACAGCCAGGGGCTGGCGAATTTGCGTGCGCAGGGGACGGCAAATGACGCCACGAAGCGTCAGATTGCCGACGCAAGCGCCGGCTATGAAGCGATTATGCGCGTCATCGCGCAATACAAGATCGCTGTCGCTGAGGCGGCGCAGTCTGACCCTGGCATTGTCAATCGATATGACTTTGCGCCAGCGCAGAAGGCGATTGACGCCCTCGGTGCGTCCATCAAGTCTGGTGTTCCGCAAGTGCGGGAATTCCAAGAAGCGGTCAACGGCCTGAAGCAGTCAGGCGCAATCAGTGATGCCGTCGCGCTTCAGCTTCTTAACCTGACAAAAGCCGGCCTAGATACAAGCGACAGCCTTAGCAAAATCAGCCCGACGATCAATGCGCTCGCCGCCTCGTTTCAGACGGCGTCTGATCAGCTGGGCAATCTGCCGTTTGGTGACATGCGCACCAAGCTTGAGCAGCTCGTTTCGGAATTTCAGTCTGGGAAGACCAACGCCGCCGATTTCACCGCGCAGGCGCAGGTACTTGAGCAATCCTACCCGACCTATAGCGGGTGGATTCAGAGCCTTGCCAACATCATCACGCAGCTGGAGCAGGCTAGAGATACCGCCAAAGATCTGAATTCCTACGTCAACGTCGGAACCGATCTACAGAAGGGCGGCCGCAATGCCGCTATGGATGCCCTCAAGGCTCGCATGGCGACAATCGGCCAGGATGAGAACTTTTTCATTCGTTCAGGCGGCGGCAATGACCTTGCCGACAAGCTGAAGTCGCAGGCGAAGACCTACGAAAGTGACCATAAGGTCAAAAAAACGCCAGACGTCAAAAAGACAGCCGACGACCGCATCAATGAAGACATTCAGGCTATCCGCGACCGCTCGGCCGCGCTCCAGCAGGAAATCGGTCTCGTCGGTCTCTCTTACGAGGAGCAGACGAAGCGGCGCACTGAACTAGATCTTGAGCAGAAGGCGCTGAAGGATCTCCGTGAGGAGGCCCGCAAGAAAGGCCAAACTGATCTTGATGCAATTAAGCTTTCGCCCGAGCGCATAGCGCAGATTCAGAGCGAATCCGCAGCATATGCAGCACAAGCCGATGCACTTCGAAAGGTTCAGGAGAGCCACGAAAAGGCGCAAGAGGCGGCGAGCGAGTTCTACGATACGTTCAAGTCTGACACGATCGACGCGCTGACCGGTGCGAAAAGCCTGAGCGACGCGCTTGGTGACATCGCCAAGAAGCTCGGCGACATGCTGCTGAACGAGGCGTTCGACAGCCTATTCAAGCCGGCCACCGACACCTCGTCCGGCGGTCAGTTCGGTGGCATCTTTTCGTCTATCGGCAAGTGGATCACCAGCGGCTTCGATGCGGGTGGCTATACCGGACTTGGCGGGAAATTCCAGCCAGCCGGCGTGGTGCACAAGGGCGAATACGTCATCCCTAAGGAGATGGTCGACAAGATCGGCCTCAAGGGCATCCAGGCTATGCTTGGAAGCTATTCCGCCGGCGGCCTAGTCGGCGGCCCGCGCATGCCTTCCATCATGCCGCGCGCCGCGAACGACAACGCCGCAATCACCTACGCTCCGGTCATAGACGCCCGAGGCGCTGACGCTGCGGCGGTGGCCCGCATCCAAGAGACGTTGGCCCGCGACAAGGCGGAGTTCGCCTCAAAGGTCGTGACGACCATGCGCGTGGCGCAGAAGACCAGAAACTGGAAGGGCTAAATGGCAATCACGTTTCCGGTTGATATTCTGTCGACCTTCCCCGGTTGGTCGACAGACTTCGATTTCAACTATCGCCAGGAGCAGAGCACGACTGCCAACGGCGCGGTGATCGCAAAGGATCTCGGCTCGCCACTCTGGAAGGCGACGTTTCAATCACGGAGCCTGCGCGTCAATGAGCTCGACTACTGGCGGGCTCGATTGAAGGCTCTCGAAAACGGCCTACAGACCTTTGTCGGCTGGCCTACCAGCCGGGCGTTCCCGATCGCGTACCCGAATGGGTCGTGGCCGACGGGCGGCGCATTCGCTGGCTCTGGACAGGTCAACAGCCTCACAAGCAAGTCGCTGTCACTGAAGGCCGTGCCGCCCGGGTATGTCGTCAGCATCGGCGATTACATCCAAGTCGGCAATGACCTCTATCAGGCGCTCGAAACGGCGACGGCAAATGGCAGCGGCGTGACAGGCGCATTCGAGGTTCGGACCTACGTGTGGCCTTCAACGGTCATCAACGCCGCGGCCAAGCTCATCAAGCCTTCCTGTCCCATGCGGCTGCTGCCAGGAACGCTCAGTTCTACGGCAAGCCTGCCTGACGGGCGAGGGGCCATCACCTTCCAGGCTATCGAGGCTCGTTAAGTAGAAGCGTTGCACTTCACCTGAACGAAATATGCGCGAGCCGGGGTGCCTATTCCGTATGTTCCGGTGTTCACCACAGTCTCACCAATAACTGATCCATTTGGGCACTGATCTTTCAGCAACAGCAGCGCTGTTTTCTTACGCTGATCAAGATCGTCTGGGTTGTAGCCAATATCGCGTCTATTCAGGATTTTGACGGTGTAATCGTATGGCTTTCCGGTTTCTGGCGTTACCGCCAGTTCGCCAGCGCTTTCCATGGCTCGCATACCTGTTTGCGTTTCCGCGCATGACGATAGCCCTGCTGCAACTATGAAAACAATAAACTTCCGCATGCAACCCCCGCCTGTTTTTTGTAGAATACGCACAAGGATGCTCGATGCGCAATATATCTGCTGAGAACTACGCTGCGCTTCAAGCGCGGCGGCTGGTGGCGCGCGACTTCCTCTGGCTGGTTGTCCGCACGCTCGATACAGGCCTGCCATTCGGCTATGGCTTCTGGTCTGACGTCGGCAACGTCAGCGCGCAGGTGCTCAATCCAGATACCGGCGCCGCGGAGTCGCGCAACTTCGAGGGCAGCGGCTCGCTCATCCAGATCAGCGATATTCCGCTCGTCGCCAACCTGACGGTGCAGAATACCACCATCAGCATGTCGCAGATCGACGAAGGCGTGGCCAACATTGTTCGCGGCTACGACCTGAAACAGGCTCGCGTCGAAATCTACCGCGGCATGTTCGATCCGGATACGCGGCAGATGGTGGCACCAGCTTTCAGCCGCTTCATTGGCTTCGTCGACAACGTCGTGATCACCACGCCAAAGGAAGGCGAGGAGGGCTCTGTCGAACTCACATGCGCGTCCCATACGCAGGAAGTGACGCGGAGCAACCCCGACACACGCTCGCAGGATAGTCAGGTTCTGCGTTCGGCCACCGACAATTTCTTTCAGGACACGACAACAGTCGGCGACTGGGAATTCTTCTGGGGCCGCAACGCCGGCAAGGTCGAAACTGCATCTGCGCAGCGCATATCCGTCTCAATCAGAGCGGCAAATCGATGATCCGGCCGGCTGTATTGGCGGACAAGATGCGCGTACTGACAATGGCAAAAGCCTTTCACGCCGCATCAGGTTTGCCGTTTCAGTTCTCGGCGCCCCATGCTGACGCTTTGTTTCGCTCCTCATTGACCGATCCAGACCGCGCCTGCCTTGTCTACGACGTCAGTGGCATTGCACGCGGCGTTCTCGCTGCGCAGGCGGGCGCACATCAGTTTGCGGCTATCAAGGTTGCCTCGGAAATCATGTGGTGGATCGATCCCAACAATCGCGGCTCGGTGGCCCTTAAAATGCTCGCCGCCTATGAGGATTGGGCGCGCGATAGAGGATGCGCGTTCGCCGCCATGGTCGGTCTTGGCTCGGATCCAGCCGTCGGAGCGCTTTACGAGCGCCGCGGCTATCAGCCGGCAGAGCGGCACTTCATGAAGTCTCTCTAGGCGCCTCGCGCCTCAGGCCGCCAACGAGCGGCCTTTCCCATTTCAGGATACATCGATGGCGTTTTTTACCACCGCAATTGTGGCGGGATGGCTCGGGGTTGCCGAGTCGTCCTTCCTGGCGTCCGTCTCCGCATTTGCGCTGAACGCAGCCGTTGGCGTTGGCCTCTCGCTGGCTGCACAGGAACTGACAAAGCCGAAGTCGACGGCGCAGGCAATAAACGGCGTCAACGGCACTCTTCAGGCCGGCGGAGATATCGCCCGTTCATTCATTCTGGGTCGCCGCGTCACGGCCGGTTCGCTCGCCTATGCGAACACATGGGGTGAGGCCGGCAAGACGCCGAACGCCTACTTCACGCAGGTCATCGCGCTTTCGGATATTCCGATCAACACGATTTCTGCTGTCTGGGTCAACGGCTCGCCAGTCACCATCGACACGAGCAATACCGTCTATGGCGATTGGGGCTTTCCGGTTGTCGAGTATGCCGACGGCTCCAACAACAACATGTGGATCAAGTTCTACGACGGCACGCAGACCGTCGCGGATCCATTCCTCGTTGGCACTGTCTCGAGCGCGGATCGTCCGTATGAGGCAACGCGCGTCGGCGTGGGTGTCGCGTACGCTGTCGTCACGTCTCAGGCGAACGACGAGCTGTTTACCGGCTTCCCGACGTTCCGCTTCGAAGTGCAGGGCGCACGGCTTTATGACGTCTCGAAAGACAGCACCGCAGGCGGTTCCGGATCGCATCGCTGGTCCGACCCGTCTACGTGGGGCGGTGACGGCGACGATCTGCCTGTAGTTCAGGCTTACAACCTCCTGCGCGGCATCACCTACAACGGCGCATGGCTCTATGGCCTGCAAAGCCTGACCGGAAATCGCCTTCCGGCCTCAGACTGGATTGCCCAGATCAACAAGTGCCGCGCCGGCATAGACGGGCCTGCGGGGATCGAGCCGACATATCTGACTGGCATAGAGGTCTCCGTCAACGCCGAGATCGGCACGAGCATCGAAAGCCTTCTGACTGGCTGCCAGGGTCGAATGATCGAGACCGGCGGCATCTACAAGATGCGTGTCGGCGATCCTGGCGCGTCGGTATTCGCTTTTGGTGATGGCGACATCATCTCGACCGAAGAGCAGACCTTCACGCCGTTCTTCGGTCTGTCGGATACGGTCAATGGTATCTCGGCGACGTATCCAGAGCCGAACGAGGCGTGGAATACCAAGACCGCTCCGCCGCTATACAACACGACCTTTGAGAATCAGGACGGCTCGCGCCGGCTGATGTCGAACGTCGACATGAACATGGTCTACCGCGCATCGCAGGTGCAGCGGATCATGCTTTCAGCACTACGTGAGGCGCGCCGAGCACGGCGCCTGACTTTCGTGCTTCCTCCTTCGGCATGGGTTCTTGAGCCGGGTGACGTTGTCACGTTCACATCGAATCGCAACGGCTTCGTATTGAAGCTATTCCGCGTTGATGGTGTGGCAGATCACGCGAATCTCGACGTTACGCTCGATCTGACTGAAGTCGACCCGACCGATTACGATTGGGACCAAGAGCACGACTATACGCCTCCTGTTTTTGCGCCGCTCGGGCCGGTTAAGCCGCCAGCGCAGCCGATGTACGGGTGGCAGGTTGAACCGGCCGTTCTGACAGACAGCGACGGCCAGCCTTGGCGACCGACGATTAAAGTCAGCTGCGACCCGACGCAAAAAGACGTCCGTAACGTCTGGGTGCAGGTTCGCTTGGCGGCCACAGCGGATGTCGTTTTCGACAGCCAACAGACGCCGTATGCCGAGCCGTTTGCGTGGCTACTCAACGCCAATTTCAAAGGCGGCACGGATTACGAGGCGCGTGGCAGGTTCATTCCTTTTTCTGGCAGAGCCACGGATTGGAGTGATTGGCTACCGGTGACCACGCCGGATGTTGCGACCGATGATCTGATCGTCGATTTGCAGCACGTCAAATCTGACATCCTGAACCGCTTCAAGGAATTGCAGGCGGATCTTGACGATACGCGGACGCTGCTGGAGCAACTGACAACCGGCAAGCAGATGACCGATGTCGTGTTCTCGCAGGACGGCCGCAAACTCACATCGCAGCTTGACCAGGCATCGGCGACATTCAGCGAGCAGATCGCAACTGTTGTCGACGAAGTTTCGGCTGTTGCCGAGCAAACCACGCTCGTTTCGGCAGACCTCAACGACCGGTTCGCCGAAGGACTTATCGAGTTTCGAGCCGCAGCAGATCAGACTGGTGTTGACGCACGATTCTCTGTCGTGCTTCGGGCTGGCTCTTCTTCGGCCTTCGTCGAGAGCGGCATGTTCCTTGAAATCTACACGCAAGGCGGCGTGCAGAAGTCACGGTTCTCGGTTTTGGCTGACCAATTTACCGTTCTCAATCCAGATGCGATCGGCACAGCCTATCTACCGCTGGTCTTCGAAGGCGGCGTGCTGAAATTGCAGAACGTCAAGGTGGAATGGGCCGACATCGTCAATGCGTTGATCACCTCGGCGCAAATTCAGGACGCGGCAATCACTTCTGCGAAGATTGGAAATCTACAAGTAGGCGTTTCCAACTTGGATTTCGACGTAGTGACGACTCAGGTCAACCAGAGCTACAGCGGCTCATCCGTAGCAGCTATCGGTACCGTTTCCGTCCCGAACCCGAACCCGAACCCGTGCTTTATCTATTTCGATCTTTCGCTGCAAAGCAACTTCGGCGGAAGTACAGGTTCGGCCACACTGCAACTTGTGAACATAGGCACGGGCGCTGTACTTGCGAGCAGGTCAATCAGCGGTACCGGTATTCAATCCGGTTCCTGGAGCAACGTTGTTGCGTTCGATTTCAGACCGGGTGCACCGACGACAAACCAGTATCAATGGCAATTGGGCGGCGCCACTGGTTTCACAAACATAACCGTAAGAGCGGTTTACATTCTCAATAAGCGCTAGGAACCCCCTGTAATGACGACACCTTACACGACTGGCCAGGTCATCCTGACCAACGGCAGCGCCGTGGTGACTGGCGTACTTACCGCTTGGGCTACGGCGCTGATTGCCGGCGGCGTCATCTATCCAGAGGCCGATGGCAACCCATTGCCGATCGCAAGCGTTGATGGCGATCTCGCAATCACTGCCGCCACCAAGTGGAAGGGCGCCACAGGCACCTATAACTACGCCCTTGTTCGCGACACCGCCTACCTGCAACAGGTCTCGACGAACAGCAGCACGCTTGCTCAGCTGGTCGCTGAACTGGCGGCCGGCACGATTTTCAAATATGACGCCAGCGGCGATCTTGCCGGCAGGGCAACATATGACACGCGGCCGCAGAGCTTTGCCTATCTCGTTTCGGTCGGCGTGACGCAGCCGCAGCTTTACGTGAAGGGTTCGGCGACGTCAGGCGATTGGGATGGCCCGTTTTCGTATGGTGTCGGTCCAATGGGGCCAGCAACCTCGCTTAACTTCGGCGCCACTGTAACCGAGCCGTCAACCAACCCCGCAAGTGTCGTCGTTACCGGGTCCGGTCCTTACAATCTGACCTTCCACATTCCACGCGGAGCGGATGGCGATATCACCTGGCAAGGTGCATGGGCTACGGCTCACGCCTATTCCATCAATCAGGCCGTCACCAATGGCGGCGCATCATACGTCTGCAAGCTAAGCCATACGTCATCTTCGACGAACGCGCCGGGCACCGGCGCATCTTGGACAACCTTCTGGGATGTTTTGGCGGCAAAGGGCAACACTGGCGCGACCGGGCCGGCCGGCGCCATGGACCCTTCGGTCTATGACCCGCAGGGCAAAGCCGCTGATGCCTTCGCGCGCGCCAACCATACCGGCACGCAGGCACTGTCGACGATCACTGGCGTCAATAAATATGCCGTCAAGACCGGTAACTATACGGCAGTCATCGGGGACAACGACGCTGAACATCGCTTTACGGCTACCGCGACACTTACACTCACCTCGGCGGCGACCGTAGGCGCCGACTGGCACTACACGGTCACCGCCGACGGTGGCGATGTTACGATCGATCCGAGCGGAACGCAGACGATTAACGGGCAAGCGACGATTGTCGTCAAGAACGGTACCTCCTGCAAGATCATCTGCGACGGCTCGAACTTCTTCGCTGTCATGCGGACCGGCCTTTGGGATCCGGTCGGAGTCTTCACCTTAAGCGCAGCATCATCGTTTGTTCTTACCAACTTAGGAAATGCGAAGTTCCTACGCCTAACCGGCATGATTGACTCGATGTCGGCGGCTGGTTTGCTGACGATGCAGGTAAGTACGGACAATGGCACAACGTACGACACTGGCACGAATTATTATTCACAAGCATGGTCCGCAAGCAGCGCCAGCCTAGCGGCGGGCGTTTTGTCCGCTGCCGCTTCTTTCCCGCTATCCGGTCAAGGAAGTTCAGACGTATCGACGCCGGTCCCTTTTGAAGCGATCCTGTCAAACTTCAACAAAGCAGCTCGGTTGAACGGCTTTGTTAGAGCGTTCGTTGCTGCCGGTGGCGCGGGATATGCGCAAAACATGGCAAACTTTCACCTGACGCCAACTGCCAGAAACGCGCTGAAGATTTTCAATTCAGGATCGGGAACGATGACCGGCGTGATTGCCGTTGAGCAAATCAGAGGTTGAGCCATGATAATCAATATCGACGGTGTCGAGCGCGATATGACGCCGGAAGAAGAAGCCGATTACGCGGCGACGCTCGCGAACCCTAATCTGTTGCCACCGCCTGAGCTTCCGAGCATCACCGACCGCCAGTTCTTCCAGCAGCTGGCAGCCCAGAGCCTGATTACGCAGACTGAGGCTATCGCCGCCGTCGCAACCGGCACTATCCCGGCCGCGATGCAGGCCTTGGTCAATCAGCTGCCTGCCGACCAGCAGTTCGATGCGCAGATGAAGATTTCCGGAGCACGAGAGTTTCTGCGCTCCGATCCCCTCGTTGCCGCCTTCGGGCAGATGGAGGGCATGACCTCCGCCGATATTGACGCACTCTGGGTGGCCGCAGCGGCGCTCTAAATCAAGGAAAATCCATGCAACTCATCCCCGACGTTCGCCGGGTGCTTTCGCGCGCCTGGTCGCTGGTGCGTGCGCGGCTATTGCCAGACGTGGCCAGCATCTTGAGGCGCGCCTGGTCGCTCCGGCTGATGGAGCTCGCCGCGCTCGCCGACGTCATCATCAACGTTGTGCCGGCCACCGCCGATTATCTGCCGTGGTGGCTCACGCTGCTGCTGTTGGTCGGTGCGTGGGCGGCCCGCCTCGTGGCGCAGCCTGACAAGGAACAAGCCAATGCCAATCAATAAAATCCGGCCAAGCAAACGCGCGGCCGCAGCTATTGCCGCTGCGATTGTCGCGGCCGCAGCAGGCGGCTGGCACGCGGTAAGCGATACCTCCGCCACGGTACACCCGCCGGCCGTCATCCTCGCGCAGAAGGCGCTGATCGAGACATGGGAAGGCGAGGTGCTGACGGCACATTGGGATCCGTACGCGAAGATCTACGACATCTGCTACGGCAAGACCCGGCTGAACGGCAAGCCCATCACCAAGGGCATGCACTTCACCAAACAGCAGTGCGCCGATTTCTTGGAAGACGACCTCTACAACGGCTATTACGTGCCGCTCACCAAGAAGGTGCCGGCCTATACCGGCTTCCCGGTCAGCGTCCAGGCGTCACAGCTTTCAGGCGCCTATAACTTCGGCGTCGGCGGCATGGTCAGTTCAAAGGCCATGGATTTCGCCAAGCAAGGCCAGTGGCGCGCGGCATGCGAGGCGCAGACCGCATGGAACAAGGCCGGCGGCCACGTTGTGCCAGGGCTTGTTGCGCGGAGAGAAATGGGCGACTCGCAGCGCATCGGCGAGGCGGAACTCTGCGTCTCTGGCCTGCCGGATGGAGGTGCGTCATGAGCCTATTAGCTACCCCCGGCGGCCGGTTCCTTGCCGGCCTACTCGGCGCGCTGCTGCTTTCGGTCGGCGCCTACGTCTACGGCGACCACCGTGGCTACGCGCGGGCGGCCACGACATATACGGCACAGATTGCGCAAACCAAGGCCGACCTTGCGACTGCTCGCGCCGCCGAGATCGAGCGCCAGAACGCCGTGAATGACGCGGCGAAGGCTGCCGAGGCCAGAAGCATCGCAAAGATGCAAGCAGACAACCAATCCCTTCAAGATCAAATTCAGGAGCTGCAGCGTGAAGCTGATCAAGACCCTAACGCTAATGGGCCTGCTCTTGGCTCTTCCAGCGTGCGCCGCATCAACGAAATTCGTTAGTCCGCCGCCGGTGCCCGTTTTAGCAAAGCCGGATTCGGCGCTCACAAAAGACTGCAATAAGCCGGTGGATATCGGCTCTGCCGACTTGCCGCAGGCCAAGTTGGAGAAGTTCTGGATGCGCGATCGGCAATCGCTTGTCGAGTGTGGGCGCGGTAAGGCCGCACTGCGCGACTTCTATGCTGACCGTGACGCGCGGTTAGCTGTACCCACGCCGAGGCCGGCCGCTGGCGGGGTGGCACAATGACTGAGCTTCTCCCGTACATCAGCCCGATCGTGGCCGTTATTACCCTTGTTCTGGGTATCTGGTGGCGCCTCGAAAATAAGATGGAAAAGGACCGCGAAACAGCGGCCAAGCGCGCCGAAGAACAAGAAAAAGAACTGGCCGCAACGAAATTGCACATCGCGGAAACCTACATCACCAAGGCCGGCCTCCGCGAGACCACAGACCAGATCATGAGCGCGATCGGCGGCGTGAAAGCCGCCGTCGAAAATATGACCCTTCGCGTCGACCGCATCGTCGAAAACCAATCCAAGGCGCAGCGCACCACGCGCGCTTCCTAAGCCGCCCGACGGCAACCACCACCACAATTCTAGGAGACTTCCATGGCCTTTTCAGGCGTTCATGTCGTTTGCGGTTTCGCTGGCTCGCTTTTCGCTCGAGACAAGTCGCAGGCAATCCTTGGCAAAATCGCATGGTCGGAAGCGCCGTCCACCGGCGTCACGTCCACCAATCAGGCACCGGGTGAAAACTCCGGTTCCGGCCAGCCAATCTTCCGCATCCGCGCTTCGGCCGACGCCTGGGTTTCGGTCGGCCCTACGCCTGACGCCACCAACGGCAAGCGCTTCCTCGTGCCGGCCAATACCGACTACGACGTCTATGCCGAGCCGAACGACAAGTTCCAGTGGGTTGCCGCGTAATGACGGGGCTTCGAACCAGCCTTAGGCGGGGGAGCGCGCTGCGCACCCTTGCCGGTTTGCGGGGTGGCTCCCCGTCGCAGGGTGGGGGTGCCCCATCCATCGGCGGAATCCCGATCGGCGCACCCGGCGCGGTCGGGACGATCTACGAAAATTACACCCTGTCTGGCGGCGATGACTATAATTCGGCGCCCGCTATAGTATCGCCGTCCACTCCAGCCGCTGATTATTTTTCCAGCCGCTCATACATATTGCCGGCCGTCGGGCAAACTGCTCGATCGGCGCGAGGCGGTTCGATCACGCTTAAAGGCTACGATGTCGATGCCATGCACACCGGGTTCATGGACATCAACAGAGGGCAGCCTGTCTCGACCTTCAACGACTTGATGCAGACGAGCAGCAGTGCGCTTGCCCTTAAAAGCCGAGCCGCGACTGCCCCCGAAAAGCTGATGGGAGATGGCTGCGATATCATCTCCTCGATGCTGGACACCGTCGGTCTTATCGTCGGGCGGCCGCCCTGCATTATCGAGGCGAAGATCCGCATTCGCCCTGGCTATCTGGCGCAGCGGGAATGGCACCCCTCGTTCTGGCTTATGTTGGCAGGCCCAGCGAGTTCCTACACCTCACTTGAGTTCGATTGGGAAGCGACCGACACCGCCAACCCGGACACATTTGCGCCGAACAATCAGAAATGGACAACGGGATCTTCAAACCCAATTGATGATAACGGCAATCCTGCATATGCCCCGAACCTCTGGGACGGCAACTGGCATACCATCGGCTTCATCGTCGGTACTGCGAACGTCCAGTATACGGTTGATGGCGTGGTCGTTAAGACGACGACCGTGAACACGGCACAGCAGGGGAACAGGCCTTTCTATGCCCTCCTGACGAACCACGTTGCCGACTTCCAGGCCAAATACAATTTGGCGGCATGGCAGGGTCAAGGCAACCCGGGGAACGTCTTCGAGACAGACTTCATTCGCGTATGGCGGACCACGGCGGGGACGCATCGCACACCGCTGATCGCCAATAACGCCTATAACGTCGATTTCAACACGCCGTTCTCGTTTGCGCAGCCGACCGCCGCTGCTCTCTGGGGCGATGGGGCTGTCAATGAGACCTTTGAAGCGATCGTCAACGAAGTCATCGCGCCGGGTGGCAATGTTTCTGGCGGCTGGATAGGTTTGCCAGCGGGCATCACCTATACTGGCGGCAACCTTGCTGGCACGGTCAGCGACAAGGCAGGGCGTCTCTACTTCGTCAGGACCGGCACGAAGCTTGGTGAAACCTGCAAACCGCAGCGTGTCGCCATCAATGTCGGCCCGAACCTGTCTAACGTACTGATCAATATCGGCTCTGCGGCAGGCTCGAAATACGACCTCTATGCCGCTGTCGATGTTGGTGACCTTGTGCCGGCGACGATCTCGGTAACCGGTCTGCCGTCTGGACTGACGTTCAATACGACGACAGGACTCATTACCAACGATGGATCGGCGGTCGTGTCGTCATTCACTGCGAGCGTGACAGCAACCAATGCGGTCGGCCAGTCAGCAACATCGACGGTCAACGGCGCTGTGGTTGCTGGTACGCCTCTGCCGGTGGTTGCCGGTCTTGCCGGGTCGCTCGATCCCGACAATGCCGCTACAGTCACATCATCTGGTGGTCTTGTCTCGGCTATTGCTGGCGCGGACGGCTCCTCACAGGCTGCAACGCAGGCGACCGGAGGCCTTCAGCCTTCCCTTGTGACCAAGCGAAGCCGTGGGGCGCTTCTGTTCGGATCTGGTAAGTTCATGGACTGGACGGGAATTGCGTCCTTCCTGAACGGCGGCGTCGGGACAATGGCGATCGTCGCGGAACTAAACACGCTTGCCGCTGCTGCCTGCATGCTTGAAATCGCCCAAGCCGCAGCGGCGACCACTGCGAATCGCCTGGAAATCTTGTGCGTCACAGGCGGCACAAGTTGGACAGCACGAAAATGCGGACCGACCGGCACATTTATTGATGCGAGCGATCCTAATGCCGCCCCTCTCGCCACACCGACATGTATCATCGCAAGGTTCAAAACGGCCACGGCGACGAAGATGTATCATGACCGGTACCTGTTCACGGCGGCGGCAGGCACCCCGGATGTCGGGGCGACTATGGACCAGGCGACCCTTGGCGCACGCCGCGCCAGCGGAGGTACCGTCTCGATCGGTCTTGAAGGGTGGATTTATCGTGCTGCCGTCTTCAATGCCGAGTTGACGGATAAGCAGATCTACATGCTTGGCCGTTGGGCAGCCCAGAACTGGGGCACGCCGTGACGCTCCGGCTGAAGGGGATTATCGCCGTGACAGCCTTCAGCTTGATTTGCTGGGGTGCTGTCCTCCTTGCTCATCTAGTCACCCCCGCCTCAACAAAGGGTGGGGGGGTGATTCCCGCTCTTGACTAAGTCGCTTTCTCTGTCATTTTCGCGCAAGGATAGCGCGCAATAGCTTATGCTGTGAACAGTCGGAGGTCGCAATGACAGAAATGGCGGTGAATGAGCCAGCGCCAATCAATCCAGAGGACGTAGAGCGCATCAACGCTCCTGCGTTTTACGGCTCAACAATCCAAGCTGTTTGGGCGGGGAATGATCTCACTTTGGTCTTTGCAAAACCGCATCCGGTCATAAACAAAAAGGCTGAATCTCCAGACCAGCAGTTTGGAGCTGTGCTTGAAACCCAGGCGATCATCAGCTTGAGCCCGCAAACAGCAAAGGACTTGTTCCTTCTACTTCAGGGAACGGTAAAAAGGTACGAAGACCAATTCGGCGTAATTTCTACCGAGTATACGCAGCGTGCCGAGAAAGGCGATAAGTGACGGATTTTCGAGTGTTTCGAACGTCTGTCGTGCCATTCGTGAGTGAGGTGCGATTCTACCACGAGACCGTCGAGCACATTAACCAAGAGCACCCAGAAGTGAAAATTGAGCTTCCGTCTTTGATGACGGCGGTGCAGAATGCGATTGAAAATCCAACGGTCGTTGAAAGCAGCTACACAAATAGCTACGTATTCATTGACCATGCTAGTACAAATTTTACTGGTGAGCCGCTAAAGGTACCGGTAAAAATTACTGAGGGAACCTCTGCCCGGGTAAAAACGGTTTTCTTTTCTGGAAGCACGAAGCCAGAAAATACCGTCTATAGGAACTCAGATGACGAGCGATAACCAGTTGCAGACCTCTTATGACAAACGGGGCGATGTTTTGTACATCTCCCGTGTGCGCATACCTGCGTCGCGTGGGATCGAAGACGAAAACGGCATTCTTTGGCGTTACGGCTCGGATGGCGCGGTTATCGGTGCCACTGTAATGGATTATTGTGATCATTGGGGTTCTCACCGCCGAGTGCTAGAAGCGGCCCTGTCGAACGGCTTCCACATCCCAGAGAGTGAAGCGAAATCTGTTTTGGATCACGTAGCGCGCTAG